GCAGCTCACGCTGGAACTCCTCGGTCCACCCCACGCGTCACCAGCTCACGGTGGTGGTGGCCGTGGCGAGCTCGAGGTCCACATCGAGGTCGCTGTCGTAGGCGAGCTCGCCGTCCGTGGCCGTCGTGCCGCGGTACCGGAGCCCCTGAGTGGCGGCGCGCGCCAGTCGGGACGGTGGCTCCTCGAGCTGTAGCTCGAGCGCCCACGTGATCCGGTGGTCGGTCCGCAGGATCGGGGTGTTGAGGGCGCCGTCCTGCAGCCGAACAAACGGCCAGAACCGGCGATCCCGGATCAACACGTACGGCTCCTCGGAGTAGTCGAACAGCAGGCCGGCGGAGAGGGTCACCTTGCGCTTGTTCGCGCTGATCGCCGACACCACGGCCTCCTCCCAGACGCCGCGGGGGGAGGCGCCCTGGACCACCACCACGTCGCCCACGTCGAGGTCGGCCGTCGACCAGGCGTCCCAGAGGTTCTCCTCGATCCGGACGATGGTGTCGCCGCGCGCCGGGGCCGACTTGGCGAAGCCGCCCCACGTGGCGCCGTCCTCCTCCGCGAGCCCGATCACCCCGTTGCGCCGCAAGTGGTTGCCGATCGCCTGGCACTCGCGGACCACGCTGACACTGGTGAGGTACTCCACGAGCGTCCGAAGGGTCCGCATGCTCGTGAACGTCGTTAGCACCCGCTGGCCGTCCGCGCTGCGCGCCGACACCGAGTCCGCGGGGTCACCCTCCACGAGCTCACGCCAGCCGAGGCCCAGGTCGACGACCCGGAGCAGGCTCTCGGGGGTGGGGTACCAGTACAGCTGCGCCGTCACGGGACCGTCTCGCCGAGGCCGTACCCGGGCCCGAAGTCGCCGCCGACCACCTCGCGGATCTGGCGGATGATCTCGCGTGTGTCGGGGCCGTAGATGTGGAACGTGTGCCCGCCTCCTGCCGATCGGCCTCGGCCCGCGCGGGTGATCTCCTCGCCCTTGTGCACCTTCGCGACCCCGGTGCGGGTGATCTCCGAGCTGCCCCGATCGAACGACGGGAGCTCGACGCCGAACAGCGAGCGGCCGCCCTCCGCGGTGAAGTCGGTCCCGAGCACCCGACCCTCCTTGTCCTGGAACGGCTTGGTGATGGACATCAGGGCCTCGCCGATCTTGTCCGCGAACTTCTGCGGGAGCCCGGCGAACAGGTCGTTGAGCGCGTCCCACACACCCTCGGCGACAGCGCCGATCAGGCCGCCGGAGAGCAGGAACTCGAGCCCGTCGGCGAACAGCGCCGGGATCTGATCGACGAGCATCGTCCCGAGGTCGACGATCAGCCGGGGCACGAGCTGGGTCAGCTCGGACACCAGCTCCGGCACGGCCTGCACGATCACGCCTGGGAGCTCGAGGACGGCCTGCACGATCGCGGTCACGAGGTCGGGCAGGTCGCCAATGAGGTTCGGCAGCGTCTCACCGAGGGCGGTGCCCAGGCGATCGGGCAGCGTGTCGAACATGTCACCCAGGCCGCCGAGGGTGTCGGCGATCCCGTCGATCAGGTCGGGCAGGCCGACGACGGCGGCGATGGCCGCGCCGACCGGGCCCGCTGCGCCAAGGGCCCCGACAGCCCCGCCCGCGCCCCCGCTCAACACCGGGAGCAAGCCCTGGAGCGCGCTCCCGGCGATGTCGCCCCCGAGCCCGCTGATCGCGCCCTCCAGGCCGGAGGTGTCGATGGAGCCAGCGGTGGACGCGAGCGCGGCATTGGCTGCGTCGCCGGCGAGGGCGGCGTCGTTCTGGGCCAGGAGCTCGGCGCGGACGCGGGCGGCGTCCGCGCTGGCTTCGGCGTCGAGTTCGGCCAGCGCCGCGGCGCGGACCTTGGCGGCAGCTGCGGACTCGCGGTCGGCGGCGGCGCCGTCCCGCTTGGCCTCCGCCAGCGCCTTCTCCGCCTCGGCCTGCTCGAGCGCCGACTGCAGCTGGTCCTTTCGGAGCTGGCCCGACTCGAATGCGGCGTCGGCGAGCGCGCGGTCGGCCTCCACGGCGAGGTCGAGGGTGTCCACGTACGCCTGCACGGCGGCGTCGATCGCGTCCGTGGACTGCACGAGGCGGATCTGCGCGTCGCTGGCTCCTGTGGCGGAGAGCATCGCGTCCCGCTGGATGGCGGTCACAGCCTCGCCCGTGCTCTGCCGGGCCCGCGTGCCTGCCGCAGCCAGGTCGTCGAGGGCGGCCGCGGCGGCCCGTCCGTCCTCCTCGAGGTCGCGCAGGCCGAGCGCGTACGCCACCGCCTCGGAGGCGCCCAGCGTGAACACCGCGACGCCGGCGCGGCCCACGTTGGTCATCGTGTCGAGCGTGCCCGTGAGGGCGTCAGCGGAGGGCAGGAGGTCGTCGAGCCGACCGAGGAGCCCCGCGGCGGCGGCCATCGCGGGCTCGAACGCGGCGGCGGCGAGCCCGGCCACCTGCACCTTGAGATCCGCGCTGGCGGCCTCGGCCCCGAGCGCCGTCTGCCGGTAGTCGTCGAGCGCCTCGGTGGTCTCGGGCGGCAGGGGCTCCGAGCCGCTGATCTCGCCCAGCCGCTTCTGCAGGGCCTCGGCGCCCATGACCATGTCGTGGATGGCGCTGGCGCCCCCGAGCGCCGCGATCCCGATCGCTGCGACGCCGGCGGCGCCGATGCCGGCGGCGACCCCCAGCGAGCCGATCGCCCCGCCCGACTCCGAGATCCCGCCGGCCACGTCGAACAGCACGTCGGCCACGTCGCCGAACACCCCGCCCATCATGCCGGCGCTCTTCTCGGCGACGCGCTGCAGCGACCCGAGGCCCTTCTCCGCGCTGCCGGCGGAGCTGCCCAGGCGGTGCGTGGCGTCCGCAGCCTGGCCGGCCTGGCGGGCGTACCCGTCCCCGAGGCTGATCACGTACTCGACGATCTCGCGCTGCTGGGACACTCACCACTCTCCGACGACTGCGATGCGCTCCGCGCCTTGCCGCTCCTGCTTTCGCTCCCGCCCCCGCAGCTCGAGGCAGGCCACCCCGATCGCTACGTCCTCAGGGCTCCACCGGAGGACTGCCCCCGGGTGGGTCCCGTAGGTCCGGGCCAGGCGGTGCAGCAGCCGGAGCCGGTCCGGATCCCGCACGAAACGTGTCCACGCGTTTCCGCGTCAGGCCCCCCTGGGTCGACTGCACCGCGAGGCCGAGGACCTCGCGGAGCTGGGCCGGCAGGCGCCCGACCCACACGATGCCGCGCGGCTTGTCCTCGCGGCGTTCGTCGCGCACCCATTGCCAGTCCTCCCACCCCTGGTTGGGCGGCTCCGCAGCCCACAGGACGCCGCCGGGTTCCTCGATCGGCGTGGTCAGGTTGGCGACGCCGTCGACGCTGGCGCACAGGTAGGCCTCGCACCGCGCGAGCAGCGCCGCCCGCCCCTCCGCCGTCGACTGGAGCGCCTCGAGCCGCTTGAGCGTCCGGGCCCGCTCGACCTCGGCGACCCGCGCGATGTTCGCGCGGCGCGCGGCCTCGTCGGCGTGCTGCCCGAGGCCGGCGATGTGCTCCTTGCGCTCCCGCGCGATCTCGGCCTGGACCGCGGCGTAGGCCTCGGACCCCTCCAGCGCGGCGTAGCCCTGGGCCTGCAGCTGCTCGGAGTTCACCCGCCGCAGCCGCCACACCACCCGACCCATGCCCAGGTAGCCCACGACCTCCCGGCACCACTCCTCTGCGATCGTCACGACGCTCCTCCCTGGTCCTGCTGCTCGCGCAGCGCTTGCTCGACCCGCTCCCGCTCGGCAGCCGCACGCGCCGCCTTGGCGCCCAGCTCCCGCTCCCGCCACGCCTCGAGCTCGGCGACGCCCTCGGCGTCGAGCTTGCCGGCCCGCTCGAGGTTGCGCAGCTCGGTGGCCCGGGCCCGGTCCGGGTCGGCTGCGCGCAGCCGCGCGAGCTCGCGCACGTCCCGGGCGCCCATCAGACCCAGTCCGAGTTGCTGTTCACCAACACGAACTTGATGCCGGTCTTCGTGTTGGCTGTCGACTGACAACGCCACTCGCAGGCGTAGTAGATGATCCCAGCGGTGTCGACGTTGCGATCGCACTTGGTCAACACCGCCTCCTGCGCGGTGATCGTCAGGGCATTCGGGGACGTGCCACCGGTCAGCGCGAGCACGATGTCGCCGCGATCCTTGTCGTGGTACGACACCATCAGATCCTTGTCGCGGCTGTAGACCTTCGCGGTGACGGTGATCTGGCCCATGTCGCTGGGCGCGGGGGTCCCCGTCAGGTAGCTGCCGATGAAGGGCGTCCGGACAAGCTTGTGGTCGACCTTGACCGCGAAGTCGGTGGCGAACAGGTTGAGCGAGTTCCAGGTGATTCCGGTGCCCGCGCCCTGGCCGGCCACGATCTCCTCGCCGTTCGCGACGGCTGGCGTCCCAGCGAGCGCCTGCGGGTCGGTCACGTTCTGGGCGATCCACGAGCTCTTGAACTTCGCGAAGCCGCCCGCGGAGAGGGAGAACTCCCACGAGGTGCACACGCACCCGGTGAAGCGCCGCGCGAGGTCCGTGTCGGCCGCGTCCGTGCCGTCGAGCTGCTGCACGGACAGCCCGGGGCGAGAGCTGCCGAGCTCGTACGTGTACGTGTACGGTCCGGTCCCGGTCTTCACGGGCTCCGCTGCGAACGCGTGGCGGAGCAGCACGGAGAAGGACTCGTGGTCGTAGGTCGGCACGATCTCCAGATCGCCGCCCACCTCGGTCCCCACGTGCACCAGGTCGCGGCCGATGGTGTGGCCGACCTGGACCGACGACGGGAACAGGTGGCCCGGACTCTCGAGCTTCTCCTGCGCGTTGAGGCTGCTGGAGGTGAACGGACACCACCGCGACGACGCGACATAGGTGCCGTACGTGACTTCGGTGGCGAGTCCGGCGATTGAGCCCGATCCGATCATGGTCCTCTCCTCAGCCCGCCGGCTCGAGCACGTCGTAGACGACGAGCCCGGTGCGGTGGACGATCGTCCGATGGGTGGTGGTGCTGGCGGGGGTGCGGGTCTGCACCTGGACCTCCGCGGTGTACCGGTTGGGGCTCGTGCCCGCCGTGAGCCTGATCCGCACGAACATGCGGCGGCGGCGTCCGTCCGGGATCTCGACGAACCGGGTGCCGGTGTGGTCTTCCATCGACGTGCCGGTCGCGCCCGCGTCGGTGTACACGACGACCTTCACGGCGCCGATCTCTTCGTACGCGACGTGCCCCTCGGAGGGGCGCCGGTACACCTCGAGCACCGGCCCGACGTCCAGCCAGTAGTGCTCCGTGGCCCCGGCGCCCTTCCCGAGGAGCGCCTGCGGGCGGGTGAGGCCGGGGGGCTGGCCCTGCACCGCGAGCTGACGCGCCGAAGGGCGGCCGAGCTCGATGTACCCGTCGAGGATCGAGCTCATGGTCACGGCGCTTGAGCCGTCCGCGACCGTCGACTCGGGATCGAAGTACACGAAGAACTGCGCGGTGCTGTTGGCGACCGCGGGAACGGTGGCGCCGTCGATCCGCAGGCGGCCGGCGCGCGTGCTCCGGCTGAACGCTCCACCGCCCGGCTTGTCCACGTCGTAGGCGACGAGCGTCACCCCGTCCGCCGACGTGATCCGCACTGCGTCGCCAGCGGTGTCGATCGCGTTCCAGAACTCGTCCCACTCGGGCGGGATCGTGGTGTCCACGTCGATCGTGCCGGATCCCGCGGTGTTCGGGACGCTGATCGAGGCGCGCTTCTGGTAGTCGGAGTCGTACCAGCTCAAGACGACAGCCCCGCGGTCTGGCGGTTGAGCAGCCAGGACACCACCACGCCGCACTGCGCGGCGTGCTCGGTCGCGCCGTCCAGGTCCGCGTCAACCGCGGCCAGGTCGAACTGGAGGTCGGGCAACGCGTACAGGGCGTTGCCCGGGGTGGACGCCGCCGTGGTCAGCGCGAGGGTCACGTAGTGCAGCACGAGCTCGGCCCGGGTGACTCGCGCCGACAGCGCCAGCGTGGGCACCGTGGCCCACACGATCACGTCGACCGTGCAGGGGTACTGCCAGCGGGTGAAGGCGGTGCCGCGCTTGCCGGAGGCGACCACCCCGGACACTGCGGCGAACGGGAGCTGCGGGGGGCTGGAGTAGCGGCCGCGCTCCACGCGACCCGAGGCGGAGAGGTCGAGCGCGTCGTCGCCCGTGCCGTGCACGGCCTTGAGCGCGGTCACGATGGCGGCCACCACGAGGTCGAGGCGGGGGCTGCTCACGACACCCCCAGCGACGACCGCAGGCCGTCCTCGATCGCGTCCGGCACCCCGTGCGCCTCGCGGCGGATCGTCTCCTGCAGCACCCGCGTGGCGGGGGCCTGCACGCTGTCGACCAGGCGCCAGCGCAGCTCCACGAACCCGGACCGCCGGGACGCCAGGAACAGGCGCCCGTCGCGGGTGCGGATCCCCACGAGGGGACCGTCGGCGCGGGGGCCGGAGAGGGCGCGCGGACCGACGCCGAGGGGGACCGCGAGGTACGGCGAGCCGCGAACAGCGCCGCCCTCCTCGAGGACCTGGGCCGCGGGGTGGGTGGAGCGCAGCGCGACCCTGCCCTCGGTCGCGCGCGCGGTGATCGACTGGCGGTAGGCGCCAGTCCGCACGCGGGCGTGCGCGCGGGCCCGGGCCTCGAGCAGGGGCGCGAACCGGTGCAGCTCCTGCTCGACCGCGGTCGGGAACGTTCGGAACGTCCGTTCGGTGCGCGCGGCCCAAGTCTGGAGGTCAACCGACACGGGACCCCCACAACGTGTAGCCGGCGTCGAGCGCCGTGCGCACGGCCTCGGAGAGCAGGTGCGAGGCGGCCGCGCGGGAGTACGACTGCCGCGAGCTGGAGCCGGAGAGCTGGTCCCCAGTCTTTCCGCGGTCCACCAGGTCGCGGACGGCGAGGGCCGCGATCGCCACGAGGTCTGGCGGGGGCGTGGCGAACCCCGCGACGTACACGACCCGGTTGGCGCGGGCGACGTGCGACCACGCAGTCGTCGACGCGGAGGTGAGCACGAGCTCGCCGGCGGACTCGATGACCTGGTAGTCGCTCGGGTCGACCAGGGCGTCCGTGCCGTACTCGAGGCCTGCGTCGACGTGCACGGTGGTCACGCTCACGATCGGGGCGATCGAGAGGCGCAGCACGCGATCGTCGAGGGCGGGCCGGCCCAGGTGCTCGGTGTACGTCGCGTCCTCGAGCGTGCGCGTGCCCGCGTCGTTCGGCGGGTACCCGCACCACGCTGCGAGCAGGCCGTCGATGCGGCTGCACAGCGTGGTCAGGAGGACGTTCTCCCCCGTGCCCACGAGGGACGGGTAGTGCTCGCGCACCTGGTCGGGCGTGACCAGGGCCACGGTCACTCCACCCGGCGCAGGTCGAGCTCGGAGGCGTGCTGCACGAACAGGTACGTCGCGGTCTCCGGAGAGACCCGGACCTCGGCGCCGGGCGCGACCCACAGAGTGCCGCCGTCGAGGCCCGGACAGTTCGGCACCCGGAGGCCAAAGCGAAGGTGGCCGTCGGGGCGGACGCGCACGAGCGCATCGCGCAACGGCTCCGGGGCGGGCGCAGGCTTCGGGGCGGGCTCGGCGGCGGACGTGGACGCGTCGACCACCCCTCGAGGTGACGCGTCCTCGACCAGGGGCGGGGCAGGCTCCGGGGCGGGCGCAGGCTCCGGGGCGGGCGCAGGCTTCGGGGCGGGCTCGGCGGCGGACGTGGACGCGTCGACCACCCCTCGAGGTGACGCGTCCTCGACCAGGGGCGGGGCAGGCTTCGTCTCCGCCACGGGGGCGGTGGCGCGGGTGCTTCGGCCCATGACGGCCTCCGCGAACGGGGCGCGCTTGGCGCGCCGCCGCTCAGGTCAGGGTGAGGTTGTAGCCGAAGGCCGCGACGGCCTGCGTGCTGGCGAGGCGCTTCGCGCGGAAGGTGTTCCGCTTCCGGCCCACCACGGTGACGGTGTTGTTCCGGATCTCGACGTCCTGCTCGACCGTCGCTCCCCGGCGCAGCCACTGGTGGTAGGTCGACCGGTCCACGACGAGGACGCCGGTGCGGTCGGTGGTGGTGTTGTCCCAGACGCCGCTCGCGTTCAGGTCGGCGGTGAGGGCGTAGCAGAGGCAGACCGGGAACCGGTTGTACAGGTAGCCGACCTGGTTCGGCAGCCCGAACTGGGTGGTGCTGCCGATCTTGCCGCTGAGCACCGCAGCGATGGCTCCGACCTTGTCGTAGGTCGAGAAGTCGGAGAGCTGGATGCCCTTCTTGAAGAACCACTCGGGGTTCATCAGGATCACGATCTTGCTCTGCCCGTCGGAGTCCATCAGCTGCTCGACGCCGAGGGTGTTGACGATCGACATCACCCCCGCGAGCGTCTGGGCGCTGTTCAGCGTGGCGGCCTTCGAGCCGCTGATCGCGCGGCGACGGAAGCCCTCCCACCGGCGGAGCTGGTGGGCCGTGTTGTTCGTCATGACCGCCAGGCGCCCCCGAACGTTCCAGGACGCCAGCGCATCCTGCGACCCGGCGACATGGCCGTTCACGTTGGTGTTGTCGTCGGCGAACGCCATCGCGCCCGCCATGTCGCTCGCCAGCATCGGGAGGATCGCGAGGATGGCGTCCTCCTCGGCGTCCCGATCGACCTGGGCCGCGACCGCGGTGTGACCCACGGTCACGCTGTCCTCGCCGTCGCCGAGGCTCGACTTGGTGTCGTTCGACGGGTCGTCGCTGCTGGGCACCGCACGAGCGAACGCCTGCAGGTGGCCGGACAGGTACGGGAGCTTGAGCGTCCCGCCCGGGTGGTCCATCACGTCGAACATGCTGGACATGTTGTTCTGCGCCAGCACCTCGCGCTCGAACTCGGGGCTGGTGCGGGTCGGCATGAACGCCGAGCCGACGCCGGACGAGTTCGAGAAGATGCGCGCGATGGGCGCCGGCAGGGCGCGGAGGGCGCGGTCGACCTCCCAGTCGCAGCGGGGGGTCCACAGGTCCGGGCTGTCGATCGGCAGCTTGCGCGCGGCCGACAGGATCCGGCGGACGAGGCCGCGCTTCTCGACGGCCACCTGCAGGTGGCGCTGCGAGGCGTCGAGCGGGTTGGGGTCGTCCACCAGGCCGAACACGAAGCCCTGGCCGCGCTCGGTCTTGTGGCCGATCAGGCGCACCACGGCGTTCCCGCCGGTCTCCTGCTTCACGTAGCAGTGGGCGTTCGCCTTGACGTGCTCCGGGTTCACGTAGGTGTAGAACGAGCTCTCGCCGTGCTCGCCCTCCGAGGACCGGTTCGTCGCCAGGTTGAGCTGCGCGATCTTCTGGTTGAGGTCGGCGAGCGAGGTCTGCACGGCGGCGATGGCCGTCGCGTTCGCGGTCCCGTTGGCCTTCATGGCCTCCAGGTCGGCCGTCAGCTTCTCGCGCTGGGCCTTGATCTCGGCTTCGGTCATGGCGTCGCTCCGGAGGGAAAGAGGAAGTCGAGGCCGTCACCGAGCAGAGCGCGGCGGGCCGGTGGTGGTGCCGGTGGGTCGGCGGGGCGGGACTCGAACCAGCCGACGACCTTCCGGAGGGCGGCTTGGTCGCGCTTCACCAGCTCGACGAGCTCGTCGGAGGTGTGGCGGGGCGTGGTCTCACGGGCGACGGTGATCGCCTTGAGCAGCGGGTCGTCGAGCGTGGCCAGGTGCTCGCTCAGCTCCAAGGCCTTCCCGCTGCCGTCCCGCGACGGGCGATGGAGCGCGCCCGGGTTCATCGGGATCGAGGCCGAGCTGAATTCGAGGAGCTCGTTCTTCTCGTAGAGCAGGCCGGCCCATTCGTACTCGCCCCACGGCGTGGCCATCTTCGCCGGCGTCCGGTACGCCTCGTGGTCGGTGGGCAGCTTGTCCCGGCGGGTGATGGCGCCCGAGCGGAAGCCCACCGATCCCGCGGAGCGGAAGCCCGAGAGGTGCTGGTGCCCGACGCTGCGCACCAGGGGGTCGGGGTTCTCGAGGTCCCAGCGCACCAGGATCTCGAGGTTCTTCGTGTCCGCGGGTACGCTGGACTTCTCGCCGCGCCCGACCACCCGACCACCGTAGTGGTTGTCCAGGATGATCGGGTTGCTGCGGTAGTTCGCGAGCCGCCAGTCCTGGCGCACCACGTCGAGCGCGCGGTCTTCGGCCGGCGTGGACGCGATGAACAGGGTGGTGCGCGCGTTGGCGTCGCTCGCGCCGGCGCGCACCTCCCAGGCGTTGACCAGGTCGTCCCCGTCGCCCAGGAAGAACCGTGCGACCCACGGCGGCGGCGCCTCGAGCTCGTCGTCGTCGTTCACGCGGCCTCCCTTGCGCCGACCATGGCGGCGATGCGGCGGGCGCGGTCGGTGCCGAAGGCGCGCAGCTCGAGGAGCGACACGTCGGCGCCGGCGCTGCGCACGGCCTCGTCGGTGATGGCGGCGAACTCGTCGGCCCACCGGGCAGCGTCGGTCACGCCGCCGCGCTCGAGCACCGCCCGCAGGATGGCCGTCTCACTGCGCTGCAGGAGGGACGCGTCGGCCCCGGCCGCGGCGGTGTACCGCTCGGCAGCGCCGCGCAGGTACACGCCGACCGCGAGCTCGAGGCTGCGACGGTCGCCCTGGTACCCGTCCTCGGACTCGGTGCGCGGCGCGGTGGAGGCGCCGGAGCCCGCGGCGCTGCTCGGCATCTTCGGGGCCTCGTCGAAGCCCTCGTACGCGGCGGCCTCGTTCGGATCCGCTCCCAGCGCTGCCCAGCCCTGCACGCGGGCCATGCGCTCGGAGTACGAGACCTGCAGCGCCTCGACGTTCGAGAAGTCGAGCTCGATGCGCACGCCGGGGGCGCAGAGCTGGGAGAACGCGTCCGACCACTCCGAGGCCTTCCGGACGATGCTGGACCAGTAGGTGCGGGCCTGCTGGCGGTCGGTGCCATAGTTCGCGGTGACC